GGTTTCGGAGGGGGCCGAAGCCCCCGGTTGGTTTAGTCTCGTTCCTTTTCGGCATCGGTTTCTGGCATAAAGTAAACGATGAATCCAATCATTAGTCCTGCCAGTAACCCACCGATAAATGGGTTGAGTGATACGTTGATTGACCATCCCATCCAATTCATTGACATATGCATTAGCATCGCCACCATAAATCCCATTAGCGGGCCTAGATAATATCTAATCATTTTGTTTCCTTAAGTAGTGGGGGGCCGAAACCCCCCGGTTGAGTTTACTCGTCTTCGGACTCGTCTTCGGACTCTACATCGTCACCAGACTCTACATCGTCGGCATCTGAACCATCGGCTTCCGCCCATTGTTCCGGTGTGCCACCTACCAGTGTGAATAGATGTTCCAGTACACTACCTACTTCCATCATATTCACGCCATCTGGTATGACCTCGAAAGCCATCATCTTGTCGCGGTATTCCAATGCGACCTCGGGCATCGATTGGATCTCAACCTCTGGCTCTGGCTTTTCAACCTCTGGCTTAAAACCTCTTATGAACATCTGAACGATTTGGTTCACGTTTTTCCGATGTCCCTCGATAGTCGATTTGACGTTGTCGCCATATATGCTACCGATCTTATTAGGGGTCAGTTTGTAGATCTTATCGAATTCGGTAATCAATGGTTCGTCGTTCTTAAGCTTTACATCGGACGTTTCCGCCTGACCTCTATGTAATGGCTTAATCAGTCTGTCTCTGACCGTGTCATGTCTCTTCTTCTCTACCTCGGTCATATTTTCCTTGACCTCTTTAGGAAGCTTCGTCATAGACGTATAGAGCAGGTCGCCATCTACCTCACCATCTGTTGTAAAGAATTGGCGAATGCTTTCTTTCCAGTCATCAAGATCCTTAGCCGCGGTCTCTTGTGATTTTCCGACTTTCAAACCCGATGCGGTTATCGCATCAAAGTCTTTATCAATCAGAGGTTCATTGTGTGTACGAACTATCGCGTCATACATACGGGCATTTACAGATGCCGTCTGTTCATTTGATTGCACGGTGGCAAATCTCCTGTTAGTTAATGAAATGCCGGTAGCGTTTCCGCCGCCGACACCTATACAATAACATATCATCGCCATACATCAAGAAATGGCATTAGATACCACCAAAAAATGTGTATTCACACAAATTTGACCCTACCCGTACCCCATGCACCCGATACTGATCTGGGACTCCGCCATTCTCTAGTATTATTAATTTCCACAAACAAATCGTATTTTCCTGAGTTTCGACCCCCCACCCCCCTCATATATAGGAACACCCCCCTTTGGAGTCCCATAAGTAGTTGTAAAAAATTATTTTTTGTATATATTCGCGTTAACGGCTTACAACCTGCGACACATATATGAGTTTAACGATAGTCCCAGAACTGGGAGTTCCGTTTTCTCCAGAAGAATCTTATATGGATCTGAAGATTCGCGCAGAAGCCGCTTGTAATACCGCATTAGAATTGGCAGAGCACGGATTGGATATAGAACCAACCAAGGAAGACAAGGACGTAGCGGCTAAATTGGCACTAGCTTACGCCGACGACCCTGAAAAAACCTCCAAGAAGGCATCCTCTAAGAAGATTTCTACGCTCACACCAGCCTCACTTATCCTAACTAACCAGATATTGAAGGAATTTGGGGAATCTGTGGTTGACAGTGCCACCCAGATACGTCATTTGGTCACAAATAAGCTGCTGATAGAGTCAGAAAACGCTGATCCGCGTATACGCATACGTGCTTTGGAGCTATTAGGTAAGATTTCAGACGTTGGATTGTTCGCTGAGAAGTCGGAAGTGACGATTACCCACCAATCCACGGACGATTTACGCGAAAAACTACGCAGTAAGCTAGAAAAACTAGTAAATCCTGTTGAATATGCAGAGGATGCGGTGGTTTTAGAGGGGGAAGCCATAAATATAGACGACGAACTAGGGCTTCCAGAGGGGGAAGAGGAAGAATACGACGATGATGAAGAATGTCAGAGCCAGCCTTAGACTTTACTGAGGATGAAATCCAGCAAATGCTGGATAATTTGGATATTTATACGCCTGAAGAGGTGGTGGAGATCAATACGCTGGTGGATGAGCTTGCGACACGCAAGAGTAACCAAGCGGCATATGATGATCTGATAGAATTTTGTAAGAGAATGCAGTCAGATTTCATTGTGGGTAAGCACCACCGTCTGTTAGCCGATATGCTCATGGATATTGAACAGGGTAGTAAGGATAGGATCTGTGTAAACATCCCACCACGGCACGGTAAGTCTAATTTGGTGTCAATTATGTACCCAGCGTGGTTTCTGGGGCGCAATCCCAACAAAAAAGTGATGATGGTGTCCCATACGACGGATCTGGCGGTGGATTTTGGTCGTAAAGTACGTAATTTGATCGCTACAGACGAATATAAAGAGATATTCCCTACAGTTAGCCTAGCAATAGACTCTAAATCAGCAGGTAGGTGGAATACCAACGTGGGTGGTGAGTACTACGCCTGTGGTATAGGTTCATCCATCGCAGGTCGAGGCGCAGACTTACTGTTGGTTGACGACCCCCACTCGGAACAGGATGTAATTAACGGGAACTTTGAGGTATTTGCGAAAGCCTACGATTGGTTCACATTCGGTGCTCGAACTCGTCTGATGCCCGGAGGTCGTGTGGCAATTATACAGACACGCTGGCACATGGATGACCTGACGGGGCGTGTAACCAAGGACATGGTGAACAATGAACGGGCCGATCAGTATGAGGTGGTGGAGTTTCCCGCGATACTGGACGTAGATGACGAAGAAGGGAATCCGATACAGAAACCCCTGTGGCCTGAGTTCTTTGATCTGGATGCGTTACTGAGAACCAAGGCATCTATGCCGACTTTCCAGTGGAACGCACAGTATCAGCAGGAACCGACAGCAGAAGAAGCCGCACTGGTCAAACGAGAGTGGTGGCAGATATGGACACCTGAAGATCCGCCCCCGTGTGAGTATCTAATTATGTCTCTGGACGCAGCAGCCGAGACCCACAACCGCGCTGACTTTACAGCCCTCACTACATGGGGTGTGTTCCTGAACGAGGAGACTGACGCATACAACCTCATTCTCTTAAATAGTATAAAGAAACGTATGGAGTTTCCTGAACTGAAAGAGATGGCGATGGATGAGTACGCTGGGTGGGAACCCGATGCGTTCATTGTGGAGAAGAAGAGCGCAGGTACAGCCCTCTATCAGGAAATGAGGCGCATGGGGTTACCGATACAGGAGTATACCCCTCACAGGGGATCTGGTGATAAACTAGCGCGGTTGAACTCAGTGGCCGACATTGTAGCATCTGGTATATGCTGGGTTCCTGAAACTAGGTGGGCGGAAGAGGTAGTTGAAGAGATTGCAGGATTTCCCTTTATGAGCCATGATGACTTGGTTGACTCCACGGTGATGGCGTTAATGAGATTCAGGCAGGGTGGCTTTATTCGTCTGCCAAGTGATGAACCGGAAGACATACGTTACTTTAAACAACGTAAGGGCGGGTATTACTAGTAACAATGATCGAAGAACTGGAAACATACATTGCAAGTCGTGGGCCGAAGGCTAGACGTTTTCTTACTAGGGCCGCGAAGGATATGTCTGAAGAGCAGCAAAGAAATTTTTTGGGGAGCCTTCAACTTGGTGACACTGAGTTTCAAGCAGAAGTTGCTCCTTATATGCCTAAAGGGGCTAAAATAGATCCGTCCCGAGCTAGACTTGAAACATTCTCTATTCAGGAAGTTGATGAACGATATGCCCCTGACAGAGGGGTGTCTTGGAAAGGAGATGATTACTACCCAATAAGGGTCAGAGATCCTAATGTCCCTGACGGTTTCCAGTATATATTAATTGAACCTGATACCGTTAATGCTATACAAGCTCGCAATGCAGAACCTCAAGTGTGGGGTCATGAATATAGGCACCATGAAGAATTAGATGGAGGAAGTGAGTACGCAAATAGGGTAATGGATATAATGGCATCTCAAAATTATAATGATGTGGTTAAATCAATAAGGTCAACCGCTAACATTGCGCTTACAACTACACAAAACCGTTTATTCAAACTTAAAAATGATCCAAAGTATAAAGGCAGTGAATATGACGCAGAACGGGAACAACTTGCTCGTGATTATGAACTTGCTGCAAACACATACGCATCGGTAAATCCTGCTATAAGAAAAGATAAGATTAGTGAGGAAGAACTATTCGATCATCTCGATAATCTGTGGAATATATCGTCTACGCAAATTGCAGCGTTAGGTATAGGGTATCAAGGCGCACGAGGTGATAAAGCCCCACAAGGAAGGTTTTTTAAAAATTGGAAGAAAAGAAGTAAGGCAGAAGAGACTCCTGAAGACTACCGCGAAGGCGGGCGTGTAAGGTTAATTTGAGGGTATAACTATGGCGATTGAGAAAAGTGTATATGCAGCTCCTGAAGGTATGGAAGGTGAGCTGATGACCGGAGAAAGTTCGAGTCTGGAAATCGAGATAGTTGACCCTGAGATGGTGACACTTGACGATGGCAGTGTCGAGATAACATTAATACCCGATGCGAAAGTAACGGATATGATGGACTTTGATGCAAACCTAGCTGAGTTCCTTGAAGAGAACGCGCTCGATTCCTTGTCACAAGATCTTTTAGGACAAGTAGATGCAGACGTAGACAGCCGTAAGGATTGGGCAGATACGTTTGTTAAAGGGCTGGATGTACTCGGGTTTAAGTACGAAGAACGTAGTGAACCGTGGGAAGGGTCTTGTGGGGTTTACTCTACAGTCTTGGCCGAAGCAGCTATTCGTTTCCAAGCGGAGACAATGAGCGAAACTTTTCCTGCCGCTGGCCCTGTCAGGGTCAAGGTACTAGGAGAAGAAACAAAGGACAAGGAAGATGCCGCAGACCGCGTAAAAGCGGATATGAACCACGAGTTAACAGACCGTATGGTGGAGTACCGCCCCGAGCATGAACGGCTCTTATACAGCCTTGGATTAGCAGGGTCGGCATTTAAGAAAGTATATTTTGATCCAAACTTGGGTAGACAGGTCGCTGTCTACATACCCGCTGAAGATGTAATCATTCCTTATGGAGCGTCAAACATTGAGACAGCAGAGCGTGTTACCCACGTTATGCGAAAGACCAAGAATGAGTTAAAGAAACTTCAGGTTAATGGTTTCTATAGGGATTTTGAATTAGGTGAGCCACAGCCGTTCCATACTGATATAGAAAAAGCCAAGGCAGAAGAAGGCGGGTTCTCCCTGACTGATGATGATCGATTTGCTGTATATGAAATACACGCTGATTTGATTATTGAAGAACTAGGCGATTCGGATGATGGCATTGCTAAACCTTATGTAGTAACTATAGAGAGAGGCTCTAACGAAGTCCTATCTATACGAAGGAACTGGAACCCTGATGACTCACTTACTTTAAAACGCCAACATTTCGTACATTACGTTTATGTCCCCGGATTTGGGTTCTACGGGCTAGGTTTGATACATATAATAGGGGGGTACGCTAAAGCAGGAACGTCCCTTATACGGCAACTGGTGGATGCGGGAACATTATCTAACCTTCCGGGTGGTTTGAAAGCCCGTGGTCTACGGATCAAAGGGGACGATACCCCGATAGAGCCGGGAGAGTTTAAGGACGTAGATGTACCGTCAGGAAGTATTCGTGACAACATCATGCCACTCCCTTATAAAGAGCCAAGCCAGACGCTACTAGCTCTTCTCAACCAGATTACGCAGGAAGGCAGACGGTTAGGGGCAATCAGCGATATGAATATCTCTGATATGTCAGCTAATGCACCTGTAGGTACGACTCTAGCCTTGCTAGAACGTACTCTCAAACCTATGGCAGCGGTACAGGCACGAGTCCATTACGCGATGAAGCAGGAGTTCAGACTCCTTAAAAAGATAATGGAAGAGTATGCACCTGCGGAATATGGGTATGAGCCTATACGAGGAGCAGTCACTGCAAGACAGGCAGACTATGCAATGGTCGATGTAATCCCTGTCAGTGACCCGAATAGCTCAACGATGGCGCAGCGGGTGGTTCAGTATCAGGCAGTGTTACAGATGTCACAGTCAGCACCCCAGATATATAACCTACCGCAGTTGCATAGGCAGATGATTGAAGTGTTAGGGGTCAAGAACGCAGATAAACTTGTCCCGACAAAAGACGATGCGAAACCTACAGATCCGGTAAGCGAAAACATGGATGCGTTGGTTATGAAACCAATGAAAGCATTTATTTATCAGGATCACGAAGCACACATTGCTGCTCATACTGCGTTTATGCAAGATCCCATGATCGCCCAGACCATTGGGCAGAACCCACAAGCGCAACCAATAATGGCGGCATTACAGGCCCATATAGCAGAACATCTTGGGTTCCAGTATCGCAAACAGGTAGAAGAGAAGCTTGGCGCACCGCTACCTGCACCTAATGCAGAGCTATCTGAAGAGATGGAGGTGAACCTAGCGCGTGTAATCGCACAGGCAGGAGCACAGCTTACACAGGAAAACCAACAGAAAGCAGCGCAACAACAGGCACAGGAACAAGCACAAGACCCGTTATTCCAGATGAAACAAGCAGAATTGCAGCTTAAAGGTCAGGAAGAACAGCGTAAAGCCCAGAAAGATCAGGCAGATATACAGCTCAAAGCCGCAGAACTTGAACGAAAGACCAATAAAGATCAGGCGGATATGATGATAGAAGCTGAAAAACTGAAACTTGAGGAGCAGGAATTGCAAATTGATGCCCAAAAAGCAGGGGCTAAATTGGCAGCGGATCGTAGAAAAGACAACACCAAGCTGGATTTAGACATACTGAAGACCATGCAAGGTAGCAAAACGGATAGATAATCTATGGCAAAAACCATCTTTGATGTGCTTAAAGATAAAATCGAGGAAGACAAATCCTCTGCATTAGAATTTCTTGGTGGAGGAGGGGCTAAAGACTTCTCTCAATATCAAGAGGTAACAGGTTTAATTCGGGGTCTGCAAACCTGTTTAGGATACATAGACGACCTCTCGCGCAATTATTTGGAAGACGACGATGACTGAAGCAGTGAAAGCGGTAGAACTTACCGAAGAAGAGTTTGAAGCACAATTACCCAAGCCTGTAGGGTATAGAGTGTTAGTGGCGTTACCTAGTGTAGAAGAAACTTTTGAAGGATCAGACCTGATAAAAGCAACTACTACCAAGCACCATGAATATATCATGTCCATAATAGGGCTTGTGGTAGACATAGGAGACCAATGTTACGCTGATAAAGAAAGATTCCCCACAGGGCCGTGGTGTAAGACAGGCGATTATGTTATGTTTCGCGCTAATACAGGCACAAGATTTACCGTGAATGGGTTAGAGTACCGTTTAATGAACGATGATTCCATAGAGGCAGTAGTAGCTGATCCTCGTGGTATACAGAAAGCATAGGGGGTAACTGATGCCATTTCAAAAAGTAGAATATACGTTTCCAGATGGGCAGGAAGAAGAAGTGAATACGGACATAGAGATAGAAGACTCTGGTGCTATCGAAGTAGATATTTCTGGCAAGGCTCCAGAACCTGAAGCAAAAGTCGAAGAAGAAGTAGCGGTTGAGGAAGATCTGGATATAGAGGTGGTTGACGATACCCCTAAAGCAGATCGAAATCGTAAGCCTTCTGAACCACCGGCAGATGTTACTGACGAAGAGCTAGAAGAATATTCAGAAAAAGTTCGCAAACGAATCCAACACTTTAACAAAGGCTATCACGATGAACGTCGTGCTAAAGAACAAGCGCAACGTGAACGGGAAGAGTTGGAACGGTATGCTCAAACCTTGGTTGACGAAAATAGAGAATTGCGTGGGAACGTAAATAAAAACCAAGAGGCTTTACTGGAACAAGCAAAACAGGCAGTAACCGCAGAGTTGGCTCAAGCAAAACAAGAGTACAAAGAAGCGTATGAGGCTGGTGACACAGAACGTGTAGTAGAAGCACAAGAGAAGTTAACTAGTGCTACATTACGTACAGACAAGCTTGACAACTTTGAATTTACGCCTTTACAGGAAGATGAAACTCCTGTACAAACGAACACTGAACCTGTTCGTGACCCTAAAGCCCAAGCATGGGCCGAGGAAAATCCTTGGTTTAGGGAAAACGAAGAGATGCGGGATGTAGCTGTAGCTATCCATCAGAAATTGGTGAGAGACAAGATAAGCCCGCAAAGTGATGAATACTACGAGGCGATTAACGCCCGTATGCGGAAATTTTATCCAGATTATTTTGGAGAAAATGAAGAACCGGAAGTTGAGAAACCGAAGCGACAATCTAACGTGGTTGCACCCGCTACGCGGAGCACAGCACCTAAAAAGGTGAAATTAACGCAAACACAAGTGGCCCTCGCCAATAGGCTTGGAGTCCCGTTAGAAGAATACGCCAAACAGGCTGCACTTGAAGCAAGGAGGCAAAATGGCTGAGAACAGACTAGATCGTGAACATACTACTCGTGAAAAAGATGTCCGAAAGCGAGCTTGGCAGCGTCCAGAAACGCTACCCTCTCCTACACCGCAGGACGGATATGAATTTCATTGGGTACGTGTTAGCACTCAAGGGCTGGTTGATGCCACTAACGTGTCCTCCAAATTACGTGAAGGTTGGGAACCCTGTTTAGCAAAGGATCACCCAGAGATTACATTAGTAACTGTAGAGCAAGAACGCTTTGCGGAGAACATTGTAATTGGTGGGTTAATGCTTTGTAAGGCTCCGAGAGAATTGGTTGAAGAACGCACTGAGCATTTTGAAAACCAAACTAAATCTCAAATGGCCTCTGTGGATAACAACCTGATGCGAGAGAGTGATCCTCGTATGCCGATATTTAATGATCGACAGTCGAAGGTTACTTTTGGACAAGGTAATTAATTAATTTTTGTTAAGAGGTTAACATGGCATATCCTACTGTTGATGCCCCTTATGGGCTAAGGCCGGTTAATTTAATCGGTGGGCAGGTGTTTGCTGGGTCTACTCGTCAGATAAAAATCGCTTCCAACTACGGTACTAACATTTTCTATGGGGATGTTGTTAAGTATGCAAGTGATGGTACTCTGGAACTAGACAATGGCACGACCACTGCTACTCCTATCGGAGTTTTTCTTGGGTGTACGTTTACTGACCCCTCTACTAGTCAATTAACATTTAGGCAATACTATCCTGCAAGCACTGTTGCAAGTGATATTATGGCTTATGTGTGTGATGATCCTGATGCACTATTTAGAGTTGCAGCGGTTTCAGGCACTACGACTGTAGCTGGTTATGGACGTACTGTTGTAAATAATAATATGTCATTGGTTCAGAACACTGGATCAACTGTCACTGGTAACTCCAAAGTCGCTGTTCTTGGTAGCTCGGCTGCAACTACTGCTACACTTCCCATTAGGGTTGTTGATGTAGTTCCAGATACTGCTACTGCGTCAGATACTTTTGTTGAATTTATCGTTAAGTTCAACTTTGGCGATCACCAGTATTATAACGCTACTGGCGTATAGGAGTAATTTAATATGGCAATTTCACGCGCCCAACTGTTAAAGGAACTCCTGCCCGGACTAAACGCTTTGTTTGGTATGGAGTACGCTAAATATGGGGAAGAACACAAAGAAATCTTCGAGACGGAGACTTCTGATCGTTCTTTTGAAGAAGAAACCAAACTGTCCGGTTTCTCTGCTGCACCTGTTAAGAACGAAGGCTCTGCCATCGAATATGACAATGCACAAGAAGCATGGACTGCTAGGTATAACCACGAAACAATAGCAATGGGTTTCAGTGTAACTGAGGAGGCTATCGAAGATAACCTTTATGACTCACTATCGTCTCGTTATACCAAAGCATTGGCTCGCGCTATGGCATATACCAAGCAAGTTAAAGGTGCTTCAATTTTGAACAACGCCTTTGCTGCTGGTACTACTTATGGTGACGGTCAAACTTTGTGTTCTACTGCTCACCCGCTAGTATCTGGAGGCACTAACTCTAACCGTCCTGCTACAGCATCTGACCTTAACGAGACTTCATTAGAAGCCGCAGTTATTCAGATAGCCGGTTGGACTGATGAGAGAAGTCTTCTTATTGCGGCACGACCTACCAAGCTCATTATCCCACCCGCATTGCAATTCGTTGCAACTCGGTTGTTGGAGACTGAAGGTAGGGTTGGTACGGCAGATAATGATCTTAACGCAATACGTAATAATGGTTCGATCCCAGAGGGATACGCAGTTAACCATTATCTTACCGATACTGATGCGTGGTTCCTTATGACTGACGTACCTAATGGTCTTAAGCACTTTACTCGTACACCAATGTCTACATCTATGGATGCTGACTTTGATACAGGTAACAGTCGGTACAAGGCCCGCGAGCGGTACTCTTTTGGGGTATCTGATCCACTTGG